GTGATGAACGGGCTCAAAGTGTTGGCTCCCTTGTAAGGAGTCAACGGCTTTTTGCGCTTTGGCTGACCGTCCACACGGTAAATGAACCTGAATACCGACTCGTCATACAGGAAGCGGACATGAATACTAGATGCCGCATTTATTCCGCCCTTGTCTATGAGCAGATATTCGCTGAGATCAAGCAACATGATGTCGCCCAAGTCACCAAGCGCCGATGCTTGCTCTATCGGAATTACCGGCCTGCCGAACAAAGTGCTGTAGCCGGTTACGCTTGCGCCGCCTGCGGGAAGATAAACTGGTACACCTTCTGTGCCGATTGTGAAACTCAGTTTTGCCAGTTGAGTTTCGATTTCCTGGTTGATATACCATGCCGCATTCATCCTGTTTCGAGCTCTGCACCTAGACCACATGTCAAGAATATTGTTGTATGATATGGTGTCCGCCGTCTGGCTGGCTGTCTTTGATACCGTGATAAGGGCCGGGCTGTTTAAGATTCCGAGAGGCATTCCCGCGCCGGTACCCCTGAGTATTGCGTCATCGAGTTTAAATCCGAATTCCTCGCCAAAAAAACCGGTAATAACGGATTCAAGAGCTGTCGCATCCTGTAGGAGTTCGTCGGTTGCGTAATACAAACCGGTCAGCTTTTTCAGGTTAAGTTCCAAAATACCAAATTTCGGTTTGCTTGCAGTGAGAGCATCCGCCTCGCCTTCCCAATACGCCAAAACTCCACCCTGTCTTGAACCGTCCGCTCTGCTTGATTCATCAACCATGTTAAGCTTCAGACTGTTTTTCCCTGCGGATATGGGAACCTTCTTACAACGCGGTGCGAGTATTGCCGTCTCATATGTATCCTTAAGTAACTCGGTTGTGGTTTGAGTTTCCACGAGGAATCCGCCATCACTGGGTATTCCTTCGCTCGCGCCTGATGCGGCGTCTGTTACTATTAGCCGTTTGTCCATGATTCTTTCCGGACTAGCCGCATTCTTTACTGCAAACAGAAATTCGCCAAAGCCTTTCCACACAGGTTTATGCGCATTGGGCTCCGCATGAAGAACCTCGTCCTCAATTGTTTTCCTGTTCTTTGCTTCCGCTTCAGCCTCGGCCTTTTGTCTTGCTGTAATCTTATCCTGTGCATCAATTGTGGCTTCAAGATTTTTGATATCTGTTTCCAGAGTATCAAACTTTGCCTGTTCTTCAACGGTCATTGCTTTACCTGCATCTATGGCAGCTTTCACAAGTGCCGCTTGTTCGGCAATCTTTGCCTTTAACTGTTCTTTCATATCTTCAATCTCCTTTCGTGGTTTTCGACGATTTTTTTGTATAGACTAACCGGCACTTGCCGGGTATCCTTTTTCTCGTCTTCTTCAGGTTCGTCTTTTATTTGACCCAGGACATCCCCGAGAAGATCATTTGCCTGCTGTATTTTCTGTTCGTTCGCCGCTGAAAGAATCCGTCCTTTGTCATCAATCTTCGGGCGGGTCTTGAACTTACTCAGGTCGGTTTCAATGCCGTTTGTGAAAAGCTTGTCCCCATCAATAGATGCCGCAATCTGTTTTGATTCCTCGATCTCGTCGGCAAACCCATACTCGAGTGCTTCTGCTGCCGTCATCCATGTTTCGGCATCAAGCATCGCGATAATCTCATCGTGTGTCAGTGCTGTTTTTTCTTCGTAAATTGCAAGCATGGATTCACGAATCTTGTCCATGTCGTCGGCAAGTTTACGGAAATCGTTTGCGTTTCCGATACCTATCGTCATTGGATTGTGAATCATTATCATCGCGTTGCTAGGCATTTTTACTTTTCCCGCGCCGACAAAGAACGAGGCCGCGGAAGCCGCGATTCCATCTATGTAAACCGTCTTCTCTGCTTTATGTCTCTTTAGCATGGACACCATTGCCATTGCCGCAAATACGGACCCGCCGCCGGAATTTATGCAGATATTCAAGATGTCGATGTCGCCCAGATCGTCCATTTGCTTTTTGAATTCTTTTGGCGTTACGTCTTCATCGGCCCATTTTTCATCCATGATGTGTCCATAAATCATGAGTTCGCCTATCTTCGCGGTCTTGTTTTGAAACTTCCAGTATCTTTTATCAGCCAACTTATTCAGCTCCTTTCGGTAATCATTTTGTATATCTCTTCTGCCAACGCTTTATTCTTGGCGGTCTGCTGTTCTTGCGTCGGTTGTTTTCCAGCTTCATACATGTTCGCTGGCGTGAGGTAGATGTCTCCGGCAGGGCCTATACCATCCATATTTTCAAGTCTGCGAATATCATTAACTGATAACCAACCCCATTGACGGCCAGCTGCGTATGCTTGTGCTCTGCTAGGTGCATCGCCTCTGAGAAGAGCATCAAACTTAAACTCTGTAAAATACCCCGCCTTTCGTTGCTCTTTTGTTAACAATTGCAGGTTTGCATTTTCTTCTATCCTCTTCGCCCACGGGAGCATAGTATAGATAATAAATTCAAGTCCTTGATGCTCAATATTATTATTTGTCGCCCTAAGAAGATGCTGTACAAGGTGAAGCGGAACGCGATATGTACGACAGATTTCTTCTATCGAAAAATACTTTGATTGCAAAAGTTCGGCATCAACCGGGTTAATGGTTAGTTCTTTAATGGTGACTCCATCCTCAAGCAGCCAAGGTTTATTTACATTCCGTATTCCGGTTTGCTTTCCATCTATTTGTTTTTTTAATCTGTTATATGCGGTTTCACTCATGGCCTTCGGATGCAGCACTGCCATGTTTGTGTTGGCGCCATTTTTATAAAAATTGATACTGAAAGATTCATACTTCAAACCAAGATCTATGGCACTCGAAGCATACTGAATCGGGGTCAAGCCCTGAATTCCATTTATGCTGAGCCCTGGAACATGAAATATATAGTCACGGGTCATCGTCTTTGGCTCGACAGTTCCGTTTTTGATTTTATATGTAAGCCTTTTTGTGTCTTCGGGACGGGTGATTTCTACCTTGCTGTACTCGATGGGATAAAGGGCCAATAATTCAGGTACGGTTGCTTTACTGAAGACTTTTTGTGCAAACCCATTCCCTCCAAGGCAAAGGTTCATCATGAGAGATTCTTTAAAGTTAAAAGGCGTCATTTCATAATTTGGCTCGCTGTGTAAAATGTCATAGAGCCCGATATCAATACCTAGCTTCTTTTCTTCCTTTTCTTTCCTATAGACAAATAGTGGAAGACAAGCAAGTGTTTCGCTCAATACGCGGCAACACGCAAACACGGCAGAATATTTTAAAGCGGTTTCCTGACCTAAAGGCCCCGTCGAAGCATCGACATCCTCACCTTCCATAAAGGCTCTCGTTAAGTCGTTTAGATTGTTTGTGAACGCAAATTTCAGTCTCTCAATAAAATTCAACTCAGCGCCTCCTTTACAATATTCTCGGTTCCCTGGTATCAAATACACTGCTGGTATCTTCCATATTTAGTGCTCTGTTCATGGCGTTTACCAGGGCAACAAACCCGTCTATTCTCTTTGTCCGGTCTTTACTTTTAACCGGCCTAACATTGTCGTTTTCATCCTGCTTAACTTCCAAGTTGTCAAACATCCAGTTTAATACCGGATTGTTGCCGTGGTTCACATGTCCGCTGGTAAGCAACGCCTGTATCTCTTTCATGGCCGGACTCATATCCTTGTATCCCTGTCTTACCGGTTCCGGATGGATTCCGGCATCTTCCAAAACAATGGATGTTTGTGTCGCGTTCCACGGGTCAAACCCTATTTCCTGAATGTCATAATCATCTTTCTGCCTGATGATTTCTTTTTCGATAAACTTGTAGTCGATGACATTTCCATTCGTTGTTTTTATAAATCCGTTCTTTTCCCATTTGTCATAAGGTATACCGTCTTTTTCAACCCGCTCCCACATGTTGTCTTCCGGAATCCAGAACGTCGGGAGTATGTCCCATGTTGGGTTATTATCGTCTGGAGGAAACAACAATACAAATGCTGTTATGTCTAGCTTGCTTGACAGGTCTAATCCCCCATAACACTTTCTGCCCTTAAGCCTGTCCGGTATTATCAATCCTGCGTTTTTGTTCCATACTTCAAGCGGCAACCACCGGGAGGTTTTAACTTTTACCCAGATATTCAGTCGCAATTGCTGGAAGTTGGTTTCATCTGAGTCATTTCCCTTTGCGCTGTCGTAACTCTCCTTTACGGCATCCTTACGAATTGTTTTTCCATCTGAAGGATTCACCATGCTCCATATCTTTTTATCAGTCCAGGCTTTCTTCGGTTCTTCACCCTTCCATTTTTCATAGCCCCAACCCGTCCATATCCTTTGATTGTCTGGATCGTATCCGAATATCACGGGATAAAATGTCTTGTCTACTCGCTTACCGAGTAGTATGTCTTCTGCCTTTTGGTGGACTTCCCATCCAATGGATGTTCTCTCCGGGTCCCTGCCCGCTGTCGTGATTATGAAATATAACGGTTGTAATCTTGCATCACCCGATCCAAAAGTCATAACGTCATAAAGATTTCGGTTCGGTTGGGCGTGTAACTCATCAAATAAACATGCAGAAACATTCAATCCATGTTTCGTATAACTTTCTGCTGATAAAACTTGGTAAAAACTGTTTCTCGGTTTATAAACCAATCTCTTTCGAGATAACACCGGGGTTATGAGAGTTCGCAATTCGTTGTTTTGATCCACCATTTCGACAGCCACGTCAAATGCTAAACTTGCTTGACCCTTATCCGCTGCGCACCCATAGACTTCTGCCGCCCATTCGTCGTCCGCACATAATTGCTTAAGTCCCAACGCCGCCATAAGCTCTGTCTTGCCTTGCTTTTTAGGCAATTCGATATATACTGTTCTGTATTGCCTTGTTCCATCGGTTTTCAAGGTTCCGTAAACATCGGTTATTATTTTTTCTTCCCATGGCAACAATTCAAATAGGCATCCGTGCCAAGGGTCTTTTACATGTTTTAGGCTTGTTACAAAGTCTATTGCTCTCTGTGCTTCTGCTTTTCCTGCTTTTGTCAAGCCATCACCTGCTTAATGTCCGGCTAAGTTTGCTGGCCCGCTCAGGTGATTTCGGCGCTATAAGTCCCGCTCTGTCGGAAGGAGTCATTCCCAATTTGCTTAAGGCATCGCGCATTTCTTTTTGGTATCTCAAGGACATAGAAACTTGCGGGAGTTGCTGCATGTATCCTGTCGGGGTTTTAAACATTGCGCCATTGAAATTCCCCTCTTTGTCGTGACTTAATTTAGTAAGGAAAGTTTCGCACTCAAACCAATGAGCGTAATTTACGCAATAGGAGGCGAATATTGATCCGTCTATTTCTGTAAGGAGTCCCAACGCCTCAAGCTTAGGGGCCATCCGCTCCCATTCTTTTTTTGCCTCACCCTTTACGAATGACGGCATATCAGGCATAAGAGGTTTCGGTTTAACCTCATCCTTCGGTAGGTCCCTTTTCCCAGGATTCCCCCGCAAAACCTTTAGAGTTGTGGGTATGGGTGGCCGACCGCGCTTCATATGCCTCACCTCGTTTTTTGGGCAAAATAAAAAAAGCCGCTGAGTTTTCTCAACGGCTTTCTAATGATTAATATTTCATTATCTTTATAATATCATGAGCATTTTGGAAAAGTACGTAATCTTTTTGGAAAAGTGGAACCTCGTTCTTGGGCAAAATAAAAAGCCGCTGAGTTTTCTCAACGGCTTTCTAGAATGCTATGCTATTTTAAGATGCTTTTTAAGATCATCCTTAATATAATATTTCTTGCCCAGCCTTTCAAGTCTGTTCACTATCTCGCAAGCAAACCTATCCCAACCGATTTCTACGTCAGGTGTGAAGCGGCTGACCTTGCCCACCTTATAGAGGTCTACGAATTCATGTGTCGCGTCCAGAAGTTTGTAAACCTCCTGATCGTTAAGTACCGGTTCGAAACTTACCCATGTTTCTATGCCGAGAGCATGGGCCTTACGGATCGTTTCTATCCTATCTTTGGGAAGCGCGGCACGTGGTTCATAGTATAGGCTTTTTGCAGAACTCATGAAGGTAAGTGTTGTTGCAAATGCATCCCCCGGCTTATAAAGATCGAAGTCCCTTTCAGCCCTATGCCCGCCCTTTGTCAATATCTGAAACGGGATGTTGTAAAGTTTAAATAGTCCGAGAGCCTTTCTTGTGAGTTGTAAATCATCGTCCAGTGGTTGGTATGGGTCGCAGACGAAACAGAGCAGAACCGGATCTTTTGTCCCGACCAGTTGTTTGCAATCCGATTGAAGTTTTTCTATTATCATGTCGCGTCCCTTTTGTTTGTCGTAGAAGTTCTGTCTGTCTACCTGTAAACAATTAGGGGCGAAGCAGTAGAGACATCCATGGTCACAGCCGGAATAAAGATTCGCAGCGAGCGGAGAGTATTCCCTTGCTCTCCCTGCAGGAGTATATATTACTTTCAATTTAGCCATTTAAAGACCTCCATTCCTTTTCTATTAGTAACTTTAATGTTGCTGTATTCATCCCACTTTCTTTCCCAAAATAATGCTTGGCTATCTGCTTAAGCTTTATAAGTTCCTCTTCGTCCAAGCGGAACGTCCGTCTATTTTCGTTTTTCATATCATTCCTCAAATTTAGCCCCATAGGAGGGGCCGCCTCCTTTCTATCCCTTCTACCCGGATACCGCCGGGCCCGGTGTATGGCGGCTAGGCTGATATTTTAAACCCACCCTCTATAATGTCATGTTCATTTTTAAGACTCCTCCCAATGCCCTGAGCTCAAGTCTCAGAAGGCATACTATTTAGGTTGAATGGCCCGGATTGCTCCGGGGTGACGGCGTTCGCGTCACTGGCTTGCCCTATTC